TCTTGTGCATCTAACTGCCATTCATTACAGAATGATGCAATCTTTTGGTAGTCTCTGACAAACCATTCAGGTCTAACAAATGTTTCAACGTGTGTCTCTTCTGCCACAGGGCGAATAGATTTACGTATGTCATCTGCAGTCAATGAGGTACGTGTACCACCTGACATTGAACAACTAGCCTTGTAACAATTCCATACGATAGAACCCATATTATTTGTGATAGTAAATGTATTCTTAGTATTACATGATGGACAAGTCATACGCTTTGTCTCACCATTTACTAGTGATAGATCACTTATAATATTATTTATATTCATATGTTATATCACTTTCTATGTTACTCGTTACCACTCGATTGTACACGAACGTTTCTCTGTGTCAAGGCATTACTTGCAGCATCTAGTGTATGCTTCATGTATGGTTTCACAGAAGACACATGATTGTGTCCTGTCACTGACATAAGTTGACCCATAGGTACACCCTTGTCAATCATCTGTGTCACTCCTGTTCTACGTAAGTCCATAAGTCGTAGTTCTTCTGGCAACTTAGCCAGCCTCATTACCCTACGTCCTACCTTCGACAGTCGTTCCATTGCATACGGTTGGTACTCCCCCATCACTGGCCTTGGATGCGGTGCTACATATGGTTGAAAGCTAAACTGTTCTGCTTGGTCATACAACATAGACGTTAGCTCTTCAGATATAGGAAGCTCTACGTTAGCCCTACGTTTGCTTTGTTCTAGTTTGAGTACCCTGTTACCTAAGTCAAGGTTATCCCACTGTAACGTCCTCATATCGCCCAGCCGTTGACACCATTCGTATGCCATCTGTACTATCAAGCCGATACTTCTGTACTCATAGTCGCTGTACGAATAATCAAGGAACCTGACAACATCTTCGTGTTTCCATACTACCTTACGTTGCGGCACAGAATACCTTTCGATCTTAGACCAAGGGTTCTGATGTGTATGCTCCATCTTGATTGCGTAGTTGTACACCCTACTGGCACAGGTAGCGGCATGGTTAGCAAAGCTGACGCCACGCTTAACCCATTCCTCATACGTAGCCTTTGCCATCTTCGATGTCACCAACTCGTACTTACGTGTGCCTAAACTTTGGTGGAGAACCGTAAGGAAATATCTGTAATCCACTTTAGTATTGGTACGTAACATATTGAAATCATTAGATTGATAGTACAAGTTAATGAGATCAGTAACCCTGCTACTTGACTTTATTTGTACAACCTTTGCCAACTCAGCACGATACGCATCAATGTCATCGTTGTGTACCTTGACAATTTGTCGCACCTGTTTGAGATCAGAACCACATTCTTCTCGTACAACTACTTCCTCGTCTACAAGAAACTGTGGTGGGTTGAAGCGGTAGGAGATGTCACCCTTAGGTGACACCCTTTCTTGTACATATCTAGGTAGCTTGGGCATTATGCAGCTTCCAACATACGGAACCTGTCATCACTGACCCACTTAGATACCTCTTGCTCACGTGACCACATAGACATAGCCTGTGTGTCGTTGCCAGTGTTCTTGAGGTTGAACCCGTTACGTTCATCTGCATACGTGGCATAGTTAGTCATAGCACTATACAGTGCAAACTTATTGTGACCACGTGTACCTGCCTCTTGCATATACAGACTGTACATGCGTTCAGACTTACGCTTAGACCCAAGCATGTCCTCAAGCAGTGTGCTTACATCTACATACTTCAGGTCAGTATGCGCCCAGACTTGCATCTGTTGTGCATGGTTATAGAAGTCAGTCCTTGCACGATTTAATTCATAGATGAAACTGTTCATCGTGAAGTTAGATGTGTTCTTCTTACGCACCTTATCGTGATCACCACTGATCATACCATTGGTACAGAAGAAATCAATTGCACCAAAGAATACTTGGTTACTACATGACCCATCAATACCATGAAGACTGATGATCCTGTTACCTATATCAGTACTAGACTTATCAGTAGTGATAGTAGTTGTAATACTAGGCAATGTAATATCAAGCATAGCCCATGCACCATTACGTGCAGTGCGGAAGCTAAAGTCAGCATCATCTAGGTCATTTGCATTTAGGGTTTCCGTTGCAGTGTCAACGACACCACGAAAGAAATCTCCATGTGATGCACACTGAAAAGATTTACCAACGATACCAAGGGGTTCACCTGTAGTCTTGTTAATAACGTACTTCTTGTCAGCCATACGAGTGTCCTCGAAAGCTACATCAAAGTCTAAAAATTCTGGAATATCAAACGGCATATTGTTCTCCTTATGTTTGGTTGTACGGCAACTGTGCCATAGTTGTAGTGGTATGTCCACCTATACTAGTAACGGTAAGCTATTGATAAAATTTATGTGACCCATAAGTCACAGTGGGGTTAAGTGATGCACTCCAATACGGGTTAACGTACCTTGCGTGGTAGTGTGTTGCACCTTTCGTTAAGTCAGGAATCTTACCACGTAGCACACCATCGGCTACGATCAATGCCCTAGCCCACGGTACTTCTTCGTGTGCCTTGTCGGACTTACCGTCACAGTACCAGCTAAACTGACACTTGTGTCTGCCTCTGTCTAACCCTTGATGTACAACAGAGCATACATCATTAGGCCATCTGGTACTGTTAACTCTGTTAATTACTACGTGTGCTACTGCATACTGGCCTACCATAGGCTCACTTCTAGCTTCATGGTAGACGTTCATTGCTAGGCACATCAATGCTGCGCTAATCATTTCTTATTATCCTTTGGTTTAGGTATTGGATGACCCGACCAATCGTCACATGGGTCATCCTCTTTACCTATGGTGTAGTTACTGCAACCTGATAGGTGCTTCATGTATGTATCCCCACTTTGAATATTCCATATGTTCGTACTCTGCACAATCCAAAAAGTCTACATTTGCATCTGGGTGGTCGTGCATAGCCAACTGGATTGCGAAGTTAGTTGCACTTACCCAATCGTTGACTGCTGGGTACGTATCGTCCAGCTTGATGATAGATTTTACCTTATCTATTTCTACAGTTACTTCGTATGCCATAGTTGTCATGTGTTTAATCCTCACAAGTACAAGTTAGTTCAGCTACTATCTCAGCATATAACTCAGGGAATTGTGTGCGCAACTTCCACTCAGAGGAATCAATAGACTTCATACTATCTACAGTTAACTCAAACACCTCATGTAGTTCACCGTCACATGACATGATAGTCTTCATCGCATACAACAATGCCGTGCGTTGAGATGGCAGTAGATTACTTGCTGCATCATTACGTTTTTCTTCACGTTCCTCACGTAAAATTTCCCACTCTGGTCTGGTATCTTTAGTCATATGTTAGTACTCCTTTTATCTGTTTAGCATATGCAATACATATACTTTTGCTGCAAGATATGATGACAACTTTACCGTCATCATCATATACTGTGTACTTACCTTTATACAACGTTATTCCATGTAGCAATACCATCGTTCTGTACTTTTTCCTTTAGTGTTACGCTACTGTGTAGTAGCTTGGTTAAGTCCACAAGATAAGTTGTATCACTAGATGACAATTTGTCAACCCCCTCATCACTAGTAAAGGGGTGAAAGTAGTCACCAAATTCAAGGCTAACCTTGCACTGCTCAATGATAAAATCAATCTGTGCCTTGTTTACTCTGAGTATATACTCCATGTATCTAAGCCTCCAACTGCTTTTTAATTGCTTTAGCTTGTGTCATCAACACTTTGTATTGCTTGGCTAACTTAGTCCGACCAGTGTTCTTCCACTTGTAATCTATAAGACCTGCCTCAATCAATACATCCTTCCGATAGGATACCCGATGTGGATACTCATTCATATCCGATGCAATCTGAGGCACAGTTTTTGTAGCCCAATTTTGCACAATGTAATCGTCGAGGGATGAATAATTGTAGGTATAGTTAACCGCCTTTTTCATGTGGAATGTATGGTTTACATACAACTCAGGGTTAGTTGATTTAACTACAGGGCGGGGTGTACTCTTTGTGTTGGTAGTCATAGCTAGGTTCTCCTTTGTGCTATATTAAACGTTAAGTTCTAGGGTAGTATCTTCAAGTTCGTGCCAGCCAGTAGGCATACACACAAATGCTATGTTGTCTAGTAGATTAACAACAATGTCACCAACTGACAGGCTAGGGTGCTTCATCAGATGGGTAGTTTTAATAGGGTTATCTTGTTCTATGCCATTGCCCTCAGCAAATATAGCCTCAAGTCTGGTACTCTCAAGACTTTTTTCACTGCTTGCATACTGCATAAACATAGTAGGTTGATACAAACTGTACACCATTCCTGTATGTACAATTTTTTCTGGTGTATCATTGTCTTTGCCCTGCATAATACTCAGGCTAAAGTATGCATCTGCCATAGGTTTATTACGTCCTGTGTTTATTATCTCTATCAGTTCATCATCAAATGGACGTTGATATATTAAATAAGTGTGTAACATTAGGCTACCTTTCTACGTAGGTTCTGTTTTGTTTGTCGAGCAATCTTACGCTCACGTTTCCAATCATCTTTCTTAGGTCCGACATCGGACTTAGTTTTCTTCGTAGTCTTAACGAAGTTCTTCATTTCGTATCGCATTATATTTCTCCTGCTTTCTGTTACGTTTAGCTTTGCCACCCTTCTTAGGTGGTACAACTTGTGGTGGCTTGCGTTCCTGTAGCATAGCCTTTGCCACAGGATTTACAATACCTATTGTTGGTTTAATCTTCATTTCTGCACCTTAATATATTCACGAGTTATCTTGTGTTTAAAGTACAGCACTTCATTGTCCTCATACATAAACATGTAAGAGTTTTTTATAGCTTCAAAAGCCTCTTCAAATTTCTGTTTAATAATCATCGTCTGTCCCTTGCTCTATTCTATCCTTTGCTTTCTGCAAAGCAGTAATTAATTCATCCAATGTAGAACCATATCTTATGATAGGCATGAAAGCATTTGGCTCACCTATACCTATTTCTTGATACTTAGTTGCTAGTGGGTCAGCATCTCTGTGTTGTGCTATTGATACCTTAACTCCATTGTGAGTTATATAAATATTGTTAAAATCTACTTCACTTTCCATGTCATATCCCCATGTGATTTAATAGTTTAGCTATTGATAGCATTATTATTGCTACATCAATTAATATTATTGACCATGCGACAAAACGTATCAGGTCATGGTACGTCCCGTCAACTTGGTATAGATATTTAAATGTTCTTATCATTATGCAACTCCATGTATTCTACGCCATGCTACCCATGTAGCAGCTTGCATTTGAAAGGCAGTCATGTTGTATTTTTTACCTGCCTTACTGTATGCTTTCTGTAAATCTGTACGCAATTTCTTGCCAATATTAGGCACTTCCTGCATAGTACGTCTATCATTGTTAGCTATACACCATGCATGACCATCTATGACGCATACATCATGCCCCATGATACAGTAAAAGAAGTCTGTTATTTTAGGGCCACGTAGTATAAACGCTACATCATCATCACTATGCGGCATAGACTGTAGTATTGACCATGCTTTATCTCGCATTGTCTTATACGTACATGGCTTGCAGTCCTCTACATAGCCACCATCTGCAAAGATACGGCACATATTGTCACCATCTTTTATATTTTGTTCCCATTTATTAGTTGGAGATAGTGCCGCAACGACACCCGTTACAATGTGCAAGGGTAATTCATACTTGTCTGCAATGTTTTGACATTCTTTCTTTGCGTCATTGTACCATGATAAACCATGATGCAATTCTGCAATGTCACATTGCTTGTATATTTTTGCTATGTTTACGTAGTATGACATTTTATATATCCACTGTTTCTGAATGTGTTACACTTTTGGTAACTGTTACGTTGTATGCGGGTGCAGGATACTTGTCTTTCATATCATTTACAAGGTCACCTAGATGTAGGCCATGTGACGTAGTACCTTTCATTGCAATCATATCTGTTTCTATATCAAAGTAATGGGCATATTGTAGCCCAGTATTATTCCAGTTTCTGCCATAACCTTTGGCTATGTTAATTCTATATGACATTTTATACCCTTTCAAGATATAAGTTAAAATATCACGATACACGAATTTCCACAACGTGTACCGAACTATTGCAACTTGTCCAGCACACTATGGATGGGTTGTTTACGGGTCACCATTCTCAAACCCCGTTTTACATAGGTTCCCTTGTGCGTACCTCCCTTGCTCAATGAAATGGGCTTTGTCATTACCACATGTCAATCGGGTTTCTCTCACTATGTGGTTGCTTAATCCACTCGTTCGCTAGGCAACTTGCATCCACAAGCTAGGGCCTTTTCTTGTATTCAGTCTGCATATTCTGTCTTAGTAGTCAAGTCTTTTATTTTTCCTGTTATTGGTACGCTCTAAAGCCTTTGTGCCGTTTAGGCAACCAATCCAGTATGTCATCTCAACAATCCGAGGCACTATCTTTCACCCTATCGCTACAGTCTTCCTTGCCCCTGTAGTTGCCACCAAGTAATCGGCTCTCGCTGGACACTTGGAATTGTCTTCATTCTGCATAGTCTGTCTTCATAGTCAAGTCTTAATTTGTTGCGGCTCTTTCTAGCGGCTTGTCTCCAGTGGCTCATGTTAGAAGTTGTTGCCGTGGCGGTTACTTCAGTTGTTTGCCGTCTTTCGATGAACAATGTAGATCAGATAACAAAACAGAACACAAGCCCCATTTCAAATAAAAGTAAATTAATTTTGATTGTGTAATGTTTTCAAGTAGTTATAAGATAAATTAATTACCTTTGGTAGTATGGATTGTGAGCAATGACCATATTTATATGGGGGTAGGGGTATAGGAAATGAGCATAGGCGTTATAATCACACCAACCGACAAAAAAACGGGCCATTATATAGTACATGTCACTGGCAACTGATTACATAACAATTGCCGGTGGTTCATATGCCCATAAAACATTGGCTATTCTCAATGCTTGGTGGATAGGCGCACTAGATATGCTGTCACCAGTGTCAAAAGAAACGGCCCAGCTTCCCGCAGGTGCGACAACTAGGGCGGTGCAAGGGCCACGGGGGGCGGGTGCGTTATATATATACATACAAGCACACAGATCAGTAAAATAGACTGTTAACCACTTTACGTATATGCATAAACGTGATCACACAGGACATATAACGTGATCACACAGGACATATAACGTGATCACAAACCGTTTGGCAAATGTGTACGTTAAATACTGGTAACTTTATGTTACAATGTGGTAACATTTACTGTAATAATTGCAATTAACACTTGACATAGGGTATTATGTGTGTAAAACTATGTATATAGTATATAGCAATAACCATATAAGTGTTACATGTACAGTGATACACTAATATATACTAATACTTACTTATTATTATACTTAAATATACTTAACATATAAGTATAACACGTACAATGTAACATGTAAGTGGTATAATCTGTAAGTAATATCGCCTTTAGGCGAGGATTTGTACAAATAAGTATTGACAATGGCAAAGAAATCAGTAAAACTATACACAGACAATGTTCTTGAAGAGTTCTATAAGCATCTTGTAGATGGTAACATGAAGAACTTACACATTCCCCATAGTGATGTCTTCTATGTAAGGACTGCAGTAGAGGCTCACTACGGTAAACCATTTACTTTGGAACATGTAGAGTGGGCTATGCGTAAAGAAGGATGGACAGATTGAGTATTACGTATCGTGGAGAAACGTTCAGTGGATATAACAAGCCCAAGCGTACTCCCAAGCACCCTACAAAGTCTCACGTAGTATTAGCCAAAGAGGGCAGTACAATAAAGATGATACGCTTTGGTGAGCAAGGCGCAAGTACTGCAGGTAAGCCTAAAGCAGGTGAGTCTGATAAAATGAAAAAGAAACGTGCAAGTTTTAAAGCTCGTCATGGTAAAAATATTAAGCGTGGTAAGCTAAGTGCAGCTTACTGGGCAGATAAAGTTAAATGGTAAAAGGATAGACCAATGGCAGACGTTAATAATACACCAGTACCTAGTAAAAGTAAAATTATGCGTATACTTAATGGCGCAGCTGGTTTAAAAGACCTTACGCCCAATCAAAGAATGTTAAAACTAGCAGATATGTCAAAGGTTAATGTAAAAAATTTGATTCGTCTTGGGGGAATTAAAGGCGCAGCACTTACTGCCGCTGTAGATATGGCAATGCGTTTTCTTCCTGAAGCTAAAGAACAAGGTAAAGGTGTAGATCCTTTAAACTTATTTGGCCCTAAGAAAAAGAAAGATAGGGTAGACAAAAAGGCAGTAGAGGCAGCAGTAAAGGAAGCAGTAGGTTCAGACACTGCACCAAAGAAATCTGTTAACCCTAAGACTAGAAGTGAGTCTTCTGCACCTATAGAATCTAAACGACCTAGAAAACGACCTGCTAACTTAAAGGATGGTGGTATGCCAATGGTAATGAAAGACGGTAAGAAGATACCTGCTTATGCTGCAGATGGTGTAGGCAAAATGATGAAGGGTGGTATGGCTAAGAAAAAGAAAGCTGCATCTAACTATGCATATGGTGGAATGGCTAAAGCTAAACCACGTACAGGAAACACAGACTACCGCATGGGCGGTATGTTTATGAAAAGTGGTAAGAAGTAATGGCACGTACATCAATTAAAAGTGATCTTAAAAATATGACAGAATCACAATTCCGTACTGCCTATAAGAAAACTAAAGCTCAAATGCGTAGACAGCAACTTGCTGCAAAGAAAACAACATAAGGAAACAACATACAATGAAAACATTAGCTATTGCACTTGGACTTGCAGGTCTTGTAACTACCGCATCTACGGCTGCAGACTTTCCTGTAATGGGTCAGACACTATCTCTTGGCGCACAATCAGACACTAGCTACACGACAGGTGTAGAAACATGGGCATGGGATGTAACTCCCTATGCAGGTGCAACCGTAATGGGTGTAAGCCTATTGGCAGAAACAAAGATAGATGTACTTACACTAGATGAAGGTGGCATTTTTACTGGTGTCGATCTTACGTTTGGCTATGCAGTACCTGCAGTAAATGTAAATTTGTACACAGAAGTATCCTCAGACAAAGACTTTACGTTTGGTGATGTTACAATGGGTGCAAAGATTAAATTTTAAGGAACTAAGATGCCCGATCTAAGTAAGTCTAAGTTTCATACAAAAGGATATACTATTGCCTCTACGTCTGCCTCTGCAGATGCAACAGTTGTATATACATGCCCTGCTAACTTTAGTGCCATTACAAGGTACTTGCACATAAGTAATAATAATAGCTCTACTAAAAAAGTATATGTGCAATTTTATCATGCAGGTGATACGGCATATCACTACATAGCTAATGCCCTTAGTATGGCAGGAAACTCTGTAACTAACTTAGTTAATGGTGGTTACTTTAACTTACACTCAGGAGATAAGATTGTAGTCTATGGAGAAACTGCTAATACTATGGAAGTAATAGTTTCTTTTGAAGAGTACTTTGACCCTAATAGAAGTTAACGCATAACGGGATTGCAATCTTGTATGTAGAACTATAAATAAAAACATGGTATAACTATCCTTGGTAATATAAAAAGGAGATATACCATGTTTAAAAGATTTATTAAAAGACTACAGAAGAACCAACAACGCCGTGCCGATTACTGGCTTCTGCATAATATGTCAGATAAGTACTTATTAGATATAGGAATTACACGTGGCGAAATCAAAAGCAAAATCTACCGTTAATGCGGCAGGTAACTATACTAAGCCTAGTATGCGTAAGTCTCTTGTGGCATCCGTTAAGGCTGGCGGCAAAGGTGGACGCCCCGGACAGTGGAGCGCACGTAAAGCTCAAATGGTTGCAAAGCAATACAAAGCTAAAGGTGGAGGGTATAAGTCGTGAAGGTAGAGGCACCTAAAGGTTATCATTGGATGAAACAGACTGATGGTAAAATGAAGTTAATGAAACATGCAGGTAAGTTTGTCCCTCACAAAGGGGCAAGCCTTACTGCTAACTTTGCCGTACAAAAGAAACACAATGACAAAAAGTAAAAGTCAACAAAGTCTAAGTAAATGGACTAAACAAGATTGGAGAACTAAAAGTGGTAAACCTTCGACTCAAGGTTCTAAAGCTACAGGGGAAAGGTATTTACCTGCTAAAGCTATTAAAGCTATGGATGCTAATACTTATGCGTCCAGTAGCGCAAAGAAAAGAAAAGATACAAAGGCCGGTAAGCAATTTTCTAAGCAACCTAAAAAGGCGGCTGAAACTGCCAAACGTTTTCGGAGGGTCTGATGACATCCTTTGAAGAGGCAGACAAAAATAACACAGGTTCTATTGAGAAGCATGAATGGGACTTACTGTTACTAGAAGACAAGCGTAGGAGAATAGAAGATGAGGACGCACATAGGGATCAAACTAGAAAGATGGCTTGGTTCGCTTTATGGGGAATGTTACTTTATCCTTTTGGTGTCATTGGCACAGGTGCGCTTGGCTTGGACAACGCATCGTCAATTATTGGCAGCATGGCTTCCATCTATTTTGTTTCTGTTGCTGGCGTGGTTTCTGTCTTTATGGGTGTAGGTACACTAGTAAAGAAGGGTCCAATTAAATGATACTAGGACAACTCTTTGGTGCAGTAGGTAATCTTGCCAGTACATACCTTGATGGTAAGGTAGCTGTACAGAAAGCTAACGCAGAGATAAAAGTTAAACAAGCTACTGGTGAGATTGATTGGGACATTGAAGCAATCAAAGCTACACAGAATAGTTGGAAAGATGAGTGGATAACTCTGCTTTTTAGTATTCCATTAATTTTAGCCTTTTGTGGTGATTGGGGAAATGAGATTGTACAGCGTGGGTTCTTAGCACTAGAGGTTATGCCAGCATGGTATCAGTACTCATTAGGCGGTATCGTAAGCGCAAGCATAGGAATAAGGTCAGTATCTAAGTTCTTTGGTAAAAAGTAATGTGGGTATTAATATGGCTACAACTTACTTCAGGCATGCCGCTTGATTATTTTCAACTAGGCACATACAATAATAAAAATATATGTGAGCAACAAAGAAAAAAAGCAGAAGTTATGATTGTACATAACGGTATATCTGTACAATGTATAGGAATAGAAAAGGTTAGTAACAATGAGTTTTAAATTAAGTACACGTAGCCTTGGCAAACTAGAAGGTGTAGACAGTCGTTTAATTGACGTTGTAGAACGTGCAATAGAATTAACTAAAGTAGACTTTGGTGTAATCTATGGTATGCGTACCTTAGAGGAGCAAGAAAAACTTGTAGCGGCAGGTAAATCACAGACTATGAAATCTAATCACCTAGTAGGTAGGGCAGTAGACCTTATGGCATACGTAGACGGTAAGGGCGTGTGGGAACTAAACGTGTATGATGATTTATGTGACGCAATGAAAGAAGCAGCGGAAGAACTAGGCACACCAGTTAAGTGGGGAGCAGCTTGGTCTGAAGGAGACATACGTACATATCCCGGCACTGCAGAAGAGGCAATGATGAAGTACATTGATCTTCGCCGTAGTCAGGGACGTAGACCATTTATTGACGGTCCACATTTTGAGTTAATGTAAAAGGAAGTAATATGGCACGTGAGTTAACTGAAAGACAGCAAAAGTTTTTAGCGGTCCTTATGGACGAAGCAGGTGGTGACATTACTACCGCTAAGAACATGGCTGGATACTCACCTAATACTACAAACACAGAGATTACTAATAGCCTTAAAGAAGAGATACTGGACGTAACTCACAGCTATCTTGCACGTAACGTACCTAAAGCTGCAATGGCTATGGTAGGTGCATTATACGATCCTACTGAGTTAGGTATACGTGATAAGATGGCTGCAGCAAAAGAACTGTTAGATCGTACTGGTCTTGTTAAGACAGAGAAGATGCAAGTAGAAGCAAAGGGTGGTGTCATGTTAATGCCAGCTAAAGCAGTAGAAGAAGAAATGTGTGTATGTGGAAATGGTATAAGTGAATGTATGTGTAATGACTAAACCAGTAGGTAAGTGGAAACTACCTCAACCGACAGACCTAAAAGAAGACAATGTATGGGTCTCAATCCCACGTGTAGCAAGAACAATTCCATTTGGATACGAAATAGATCCAGAAGATAGCAGAATACTCTTGCCAATTGACTACGAACTTGATATGCTTGAGCAAGCAAAGAAATACATAAAGCAGTATTCGTATCGAGAAGTAGCAAACTGGCTTACCAGAAATACAGGTAGGTCAATCTCACACGTAGGATTAAAGAAACGGTTGGACAATGAGCGACAAAGAAAAAACAAAGCTGGAAGCCTACGCAGATGGGCAGACTATGCAAAAAAGGCAATCGCCAAAGCGGAAGAAATCGAAGTTAAAAGAGTCGGTGCGAAAGAAATCCAAGACAACACGACAGAAGAAAGAGCAGCCTAGCCCTGCAGTAATACTAGAAAAGTTTACTGACAAGATTGAAGAAGAATACAATGTAATCTTTAAACCTAATGATGGGCCACAGACAGAC